AAAAGAAACCAAAAAGGAAGTAAAAAAAGTAGCTGAAGAAAAATACACAAAAGAACAAATTGTTAATTCTAAAACTTTTATTAATAATAGAGATTTATTAAATGCTGTATTAGAAAATAAAAGTTATAGTAAAACAGAAGTAAATGAAATAATTAAAAATTATAAGAAAGGAAAGGTGAACTAATATGGCATTAGGTGGAGGAACTTTTATAAGCCAAAATAAAAAATTACCTGGTTCATATATTAATTTTGTATCTGCACAAAATGCTTCATCTTCAATTGGAGAAAGAGGAATTGCTGCAATGGCAATAGAAATGGATTGGGGAAAAGATGGAGAAATAATCGAAGTCACATCTCAAAATTTTGCAAAAGATTCATTAAAAATATTTGGATATGATTATTCACACGAAAAATTAAAAGGATTAAGAGATCTATTCAAAAATGTAAAAAAAGCATATTTTTATAGATTAAATACTGGAAATAAAGCAACAACAGACATTGCAACAGCTAAATGTAGCGGTACAAGAGGAAATGATATAAGAATAGTAGTTGCAAAAAATATAGATGATGGTACTAAACATGATGTTGTTACATATTTAGGAACAAAAGAAGTTGATAAGCAAACAATAAAAGAAGTTAGTGAATTAGTGGATAATGATTATGTAACATTTTCTATGGAAGCTCTTGAGGTTACAGCAGGTAAATCTTTAGAGGGTGGAACAAATGGAGATGTTAGTGGAGAAGCACACCAAAACTTTTTGAACAAGTTAGAGTCATATCAAGTAAATGCAATTGGATGTACTGTTAAAGATGAATCTACATCTAATTTATATGTTCAATATGCAAAAAGATTAAGAGATGAGCAAGGTATAAAATTTCAAGTAGTATTATTTAACAATGCGGCAAATTATGAAGGTGTTGTAAATGTTAAGAATAAAACAGCAGAAGATGAATCAGCACTTGTTTATTGGGTAACTGGAGTAATTGCTGGATGTGAAATAAATAAATCAAATACTAATAAAACTTATGATGGAGAATATACGATTAATGCAGATTATACACAAGCACAATTAGAAGCATCTATTGATAATGGAGAATTTGTACTTCATAAAGTTGGAGATGAAATTAGAGTATTAGTGGACATTAATAGTTTAGTTGACACAACAATTGAAAAAGGAGAAGAATTTAAATCTAATCAAACAATAAGAGTATTAGATCAAATTGCTTCAGATGTAGCTAGTGTATTTAATTCTAAATATCTTGGAAAAATAGCAAATAATGAAGCAGGAAGAACATCGCTTTGGAGTGATATAATTGCATTATTTAAAGACTATCAAACACTTCAAGCTATTGAAAATTTTGAAGATGCTGATATAAGTGTTGAAATAGGAAACGACAAAAAATCAGTAACAATTAATACAAATGTACAAGTAATTAATGCGATGGAAAAATTATATATGACAGTAGTTGTAGAGTAAAAGAGAACAATTAAAAAATGTTCTCTTAATTTTTTAAAAGGAGGAATTTTAAATGGCCAATATAACAATGAATGCAAAAGATGCCATCAGTGCAAAATTAGCTGAATGTTTTGTAACTATTGAAAACAGAAGATATTTACTAATGCAAGGTAAAGATTTTGAGGCTAAATTTGAAAAAACTAAAAAAGAACTTAATATATTAGGAAAAACAGGTTCTGGTAATAAATCAACTGGCTGGAAAGGTACAGGAAAGATTACTATTTATAAAAACACATCTATATTTGATGAGTTAATGGAAAGATACAAAAATACTGGAGAGGATGTTTATTTTGATATTCAAGTAACAAATGAAGATCCAACATCTGCAGCAGGAATTTGCACAATGGTATTTATGGGATGTAATGTAGATGGCGGAGTATTAGCAGCTTTTGATGTAGATGGAGACTTCCTAGAACAAGAAATAGACTTTACATTTGAAGATTTTGCTAATCCAACTAAATTTACACAATTAGCAGGTATGCAATAAATATAATAAAAATAAATAGAGAGAAAGGAAAGATAAGATATGAGTTTAGAAAGTTTTATGTTGAAAGATGAAGTAAAGGAAGTTGAGTATGTAGCTTCTAATAGATTTAAAAATAAAGATGGAAATGCTGAAAAATGGAAATTAAAAACTATTACTGCAGATGAAAATGATGCGATAAGGAAACAATGTTATAAACAAGTTCAAGCAGGAAAAAGAATGAAACAAGAATTTGATACTGTAAAATATTTAGAATTGCTAGCTGATAAATGTGTGGTATATCCAGACCTTCATAATGTTGAGTTACAAAACTTCTATGGGGAAATGGATTCAATAAAATTATTGAAAAAACATTTGTTAAATCCAGGAGAATATGATGACCTTATGGCTGAAATTCAAAGAATAAATGGATATAGTTTAGATGATGCGGTTGAAGAAGCAAAAAACTAATTCAAGAAGGTGATAGTGATGCTGTATTTGCACATTATTGCCTTCAAAAACTTCATAGATTTCCGCATGAATTTCTAAATTTAGATTTCAAAGAAAAGGCCTTTGTCATCGCATCAATACAATTACGAGTAGATGATGAAAAAAAAGAGGCTGCAAAAATAAAGAAAAAATAATTATATCTTATTTTTTCTAAAAGGAGGAGAATATGGCTACTATAAGAAGTTCAATAGTGGTTCAAGATATGGCTTCCTCTGTATTCGCAAGGATAAATTCAAATCTAAATAGAACAACAAGAGGCTTTAAAAATTTAAATAATGAAATGTCAGTTGCACCAACTAAATCAATAAATAATGCCGAAAAATTAAATTCAGCAGCTTTACAAACAGAATTAACATATCAAGCAGAATTACAAGTTTTAAAACAAGTAGAAGCGGAAGCAAGAAAAATTATTGCTGCAGAAGGAACACAGACAGCAAGAGCACAAGATATTATAGCAAGTGTAAGAGAACAAAGAAATTTAGTTCAAAGTCTAAAAAGTAATTATGATAATGTTGCAAAAAGTATAAAAAATGGACATAACAATCAAGAACAATTTAATAATAGTATAAATACTGCAAATTCAAGTAGTAACAAACTTTTAAATACTGTGAAAAATATAGTTCTTACTCTTGGTGGTGTAACTGCAATGAAGAGTTTAGTTAATTTATCAGATACCGTTACTAACAATAAAGCAAGATTAAGTTTAGTTGTAGATGATGGTGGAAGTGTTGAAGAACTTGAAAATAAAATTTTTGCTAGTGCAGATAGAGCAAGGGCAGATTATTTAAATATGACTAGTTCAGTATCAAAATTAAATTTAAATGCTGGTAGTGCATTTAAAAGTAATGATGAAACAATTGCATTTGCAGAATTATTAAATAAACAATTTGCAATATCAGGTGCAAAACAACAGGAAATTTCAAGTGCTACACTACAATTGACACAAGCTTTAGGTTCTGGAGTGCTTCGTGGTGAAGAATTAAATGCTGTATTTGAAGCATCTCCTAATATTATCCAAACTATAGCAGATTATTTAGAAGTAGATATTGGCAAGATAAGAAACATGGCTTCAGAAGGATTAATTACAGCAAATGTAATAAAAAATGCAATGTTTGATTCTGCAGATCAAATAAATGAAAGATTTAATAAAATGCCAATGACATGGTCTCAAATTTGGACTAAAGCCAAAAATTATGCAGTTAAGGCTTTAGATCCTGTATTAGTAAAAATAAACGAACTAGCAAATAATCAGCAAGTTCAAGAAATGTTCAATATGTTTATAGATGGTGCCAGTTTAGCTGCACAAGCAATATTGGGATTAATAGAAGGTATATCATGGTTAGTTAATATATTAGAACCTGTTGCACCAATTATTTTGGGAATAGTAGGTGCATATGTAGCATTTAATATAATTTCTGGAATAACTAGTGGTATTTTAACGATTCAAGCCTTAGCACATGGCATTGCTGGAGCAGCAGAAATGTTACATGCTGGAAAAACAATGGCAGCAACAGCAGCACAATGGGGATTGAATTCTGCATTACTAGCATGTCCGATAACGTGGATTGTGATTTTGATAATGGCCTTAATTGTCGCACTAACATATTTATGGTTTACAAACGATAAAGTTGCATATGCACTTTTATATTTATGGGATGCATTAAGGTTAGGAATAATGGTAGCAGGACTAGGAATTCAAGCAGTATGGTATGCATTACAATTAGCTGCTTTATATTTATGGCTTGGTATTCAAACAGTAGTTTTAGGTTTAATGACGGCATGGTTTGGATTTCAAACTGGAGTTGAAGCAGTTTGTTTAGGAGTATTATCCATCTTTCAAGGATTATATAACGGAATAGTATCAATTGTTAATGCAATTATAACAGTATTAAATAAAATACCTGGTGTGGAAATTGATACCGTTGAAGCAGCACATTTTGCAGATGATTTTGCAGGAAAAATGGCAAATAATATTATTGATAGAAACTCTAAATTGCAGGAAATGGCTAGTCAAATGGATGGAACAATGGATCAAATCAATACTATAAAAGGAAAAATGAGTTCTGAACTTAATGCATCTGCTACTAATATACAAAATACAGCAGCAAATATGAATAATACTCGACAAGATAGAGTAGATCATAGAAATGATTGGATAAATAGTGCTGGAAATGCTATAAAAAATGTATTAAGTGATAAGAGTTTCACAATAGATCCATCACAATTTGGAAATGGAAATGGTACATTAGGGGATATTGCTGGGAATACAAAGGACATAGCTAATAATACTAGAGAAATAACAGACGAAGATTTGAAATATTTAATAGATATAGCAGAAAGAGATACTATAAACAGGTTTACAACAGTTCCATTAACTATTAATTTAACCAATAATAATAATATAAATGGAGAACAAGATATTGATGGAATTGTAGATCAAGTAACAAATAAATTAACAACTAGATTAGAAGAAGAGCTGGAATATGTATCTGATGGAATACATGAATAAGGGGGAAAAAATTTATGGCATATTATTTTTATTTAGGAAATGTGCTTCTTCCCATTCCTCCTAAGAAACTAGAATTAAAAATTAGCAATCAAAATAAAACATATGATTTGATGAACTACTCAGAAATAAATGTTTTAAAAAATCCAGGACTAACAAGCATAGAATTTGAAGTTTTGCTTCCAAATGTTAAATATCCATTCGCAATGTATAAAAATGATTTTCAAAATGCTAAATATTATTTAGGGATTTTAGAAAATTTAAAAGTAAATAAATCAGCATTCCAATTTATTGTCATTAGAAAATTTCCAAATGGTAATAGTATTTTTGATACTAATATAAAGGTGTCAATAGAAGACTATACAATAACAGATTCGACAGATGAAGGATTTGACACAAAAGTAAAAATAAAATTAAAACAGTATAGAGAGTATTCTACAAAAACCGTACAAGTAACAATCAAACAATATAAACCACCAGTAGTAACTAGAACAGTAACTACAAATAATACTGCAGCATCCAAACCAAGTGGGCAAAACTATACAGTAAAACGTGGAGATTGTTTGTGGAATATAGCAAAAAAATATTATGGGAATGGAAGTAAATATACAACTATTTATAATGCTAATAGAGACAAAATTAAAAATCCTAATTTAATTTATCCAGGACAAGTGCTATGGATACCTGCATAGGAGGAAAAAATGGGTCAACAATTATTAATTCAAAATGGAAATACAGTATTTGAACCGGTAGTTCAAGACGGAGTTACTTGGACTACCGAAAGAAAAGGTGCTGCAGGTAAATTAGAATTTAAAGTATTAAAGGATAATATTATAAATTTTGAAGAAGGAAATCCTGTGGCTTTTAAAGTTGATAATACAAATTTATTTTATGGTTTTGTATTCAAGAAAAAGAGGGACAAGGAAAAGATAATAACAACTACAGCATATGACCAACTACGATATTTAAAAAATAAAGATACTAAAACATATACTAATAAAAGAGCAGACGAATTGGTACAAATGATAGCAAATGAATATCAATTGAATACTGGAGTATTAGAAAATACGGGATATGTAATTGCAAAAAAAGCTGAAAGCAATCAATCGCTATTTGATATTATATTGAATGCCTTAGATGAAACAATAAGAAATAGAAAAGAAATGTATGTTCTATATGATGATTATGGAAAAATATGCTTAAAAAATCTAGAAAGAATGAAAGTAGGATTAGTAATAGATGAAGAAACAGGCGAAAACTATGATTATGAAAGTTCAATAGATTCTGATACATATAACCAAATAAAATTAACATACGATAATTCAGATACAGGTAAAAGAGAAATATATATAGCAAGAGATTCAAGTAATATAGAAAAATGGGGAGTATTACAATACTTTGATACAATTGATGAGAAAACGAATGGAGCAGTTAAAGCAAGAGCATTGTTAGATTTGTATAATCAAAAAACTAGAAGCCTAGAAATAAAAAATGCACTTGGAGATATTAGAGTTAGAGGAGGCTCTCTAATAATAGTTAATTTAGATTTGGGTGATATTAAATTAAAGAATTTTATGTTAGTTGAAAAAGCAAAACATACATTTAAAGATGGAGAACATTTTATGGATTTAACATTAAGAGGTCAGAACTTTATATCTGGGTAGGAGGTAAAGTGAAATGGGAAGCTTAGGAGAAGTAATAAAAAAAATGGCAGTAGGAGCGAATGATGCAAATGCTCCTACTTCTGTTTTATTTGGTACTGTAACAAGTATAAATCCACTTGAAATAACAGTAGAACAAAAATTAAAATTAACAAAAGAGTTTTTAGTATTAACTAAAAATGTAAAAGACTATACTGTAGATGTTAGTATGGATTGGGAAACAGGAAGTAAATCATTAAATGCTAATCACAGCCATACTTTAAATGGTGATATTTCTGTATCATCTAGTGCAGAAGTAAATCCAAATCCAGACAATATTGCAGTAAATATAAAAAACGAAGTTAGTAATAATATTGGAATAGAAACAAAAAATATAAATTTAACACATTCACACTCAATAACTGGTAGAAAAACAATGACTATTTATAATGGGTTAAAATTAAACGATAATGTTATTTTAATTCAACAACAAGGTGGAAATAACTTCGTTGTGTTAGATAAATTTTAAAAGAAAGGTGGTAAAAATATGACACCTAAAACAGATGATATATTGTTAAATAATATAGAAGAAGTAACAGAACAAACAAGTAAAACTTATTGTTTAAATATAGAAAAAAATACAATTTCAAATTTTTGCGATGGCATTGAGGCAATGAAACAAACAATATATTGCATCTTAAATACAGAAAGATTTGAACACCTTATATATAGTTGGAATTATGGTATTGAATTAAAGCACCTTATTGGAGAAAATACTACATTTGTTATACCAGAGTTGGAAAGAGTAATTCAAGAAGCTTTACTTCAAGATGATAGAATATCAGAAGTAAATAATTTTGATTTCAAAGTAGAAAAAAATTCAATAATAGTGAAATTTACTGTAATTACAACCGTTGGAGAAATTGAAACAGAAAAGGTGGTGAGTTTTTAAAAATGGAGATAGACAATATAGATGAAATTGAAAATTTAGATGAATATTTTGATTATGATACAATTTTACAAAGAATGTTGGACAGAGTTCCTATGCAAATTGATAAAAGAGAAGGAAGCATCATATATAATGCTTTAGCACCTGCAGCTGCAGAACTAGCACAAATGTACATTTTGTTAAAAAATAATATAGATCTAGTTTTTGCAGATACAGCTGTAGAGGAATATCTAGACAGATTAGCAAATCAAGTTGGAATTACAAGAAATGAAGCTACATATGCGATAAAAAAAGGTTTATTTTATGATGCAGACAACAATTTAATTGACATTAATATTGGAGAAAGATTTACAATAGAAGATTTAGTATATAAAGCAGTAGAGAGAATAGAAACAGGAACATATAAAATGGAATGTGAAACTGCAGGAACCATAGGAAATAATTGTGTGGGAACACTAATACCAGTAAATTACATAGACAATTTAGCAAAAGCAGAATTAACAGATATTTTAATTCCTGGAGAAGATCAAGAAGATGATGAATCTTTAAGAGCAAGATATTATGAAACTACTAGTGAGCAAGGATTTGGTGGAAATGTTGTGGATTATCAAAACAAGACTAAAGAAATTGCTGGAGTAGGAGCGGTAAAAGTGACACCTATTTGGAATGGACCAGGGACAGTAAAATTAACAATTTTAGATAGTAATTATGATAAAGCATCTAATGTATTAATTGAAAAAGTACAAAATGAAATGTGCCCTGATTTATCTGACGAGGGATTAGGTATAGCTCCAATAGGACATCTTGTAACTGTTGATACTGTATCAGAAGTTGAGATTTCTATTATTTCTAACATAACAATATCAGAAACAACAACTATAGAAAATGTAAAAACTCAAGTTACTGAACTTTTAAATGATTATTTCTTAAAATTAAAACAAGAATGGGAAGATTTAGATACCATAATTATTAGAAAATCGCAAATAGATACAATAATTTTGAATGCTGATGGTGTTATTGATGTTTCAAATACTACAATAAATAAGAAAACTTCAAATATTGAATTGCAAAAATTTGAAATACCAACATTGAAAGAGGTGACGCTTTCATGAAATTAATTGAATATATGCCACCTTATTTAAAAAATGTACTTGAATTTATTAAAATATTTGATGCAGAAGATATTGAAATAGAAAATATTAGATATTTAATAGATAAAATGTTAAAAGAAGTAAGTGATCAACATCATGTTTTCTTATCTTCAGCTAACTCAATTAATGTAGGACGTTTGATTCCACAAATCGTTTATTATTTCCATAGTTATT